TCAAACGCTCTGGAACATCCAGCAGCGCACGGTGGTTGGTTTGCTAAACATTGGATTGCACGCCGCCTGTGCAGCGCGCACAGCGCTGTAGGCTGGCTTGTTGCTCTCTAGATACTTGCGGCTGCGGCTGTCCATGAGGAGGGTGCGCAGGGTTTTAAGATCAGCCAGGTTCTGTCGATGTTCGCTGGCTTTTTCCGCAAACTCGTTGAGGTTGATTGCGATCAATTTCGGGTCGGTGCTGTGATTGACCTGCGGGCCTTCGCCTAAAGACTCCAAGTAATCGAAGACTTCCCAGAATTCAGCTACCAGCGGGTGGTCGGCGCTGATTGCGCCTTGGCGTTCAAGGGCCATGACTAAAAGCTGTTGATGAGTGGTAACCAACTGGTTTTCATCGAGCGGGCAGATCAACCGTAGGCAGTCCACCAACGCCATCATCTGGCTGTGGTTCTTGATGATTCGCTCAACACGGATCTCTTTCAGCGTGCGCAGTTGCTGTTCGTGCACCAGGACGCGCTCGCTGAACTTTTGCATGATCTGCGCTTCGGATCGCACCGCCTGCAGAAGGAAGTGACTTAGCTGCTCGACCGGGACCAGGTTCAGATTGTCAGCCGCCGAGCGGCTCTCTGTGGTGACCTGTGGCCGCGCAAAGTGCAGCTTGACGATACGTGTCAGGATCGCCTCGGACGCGCTGACATCCGCGTTCTGGCTGATGGCGATGGTCCCGCGAAACGGAGGCTCGTAAGTCTCGTTACCGCTGGTTTTCATGCCTCGGGTGCCGAGCGTACCGCCACCAAAAAAGTCTTTCAGTTCGTCCCAGTCAAAGCCTTTGACATGGGCTTTGTCCGGCTCGTTGCGGTCCCCCTCAATCAGCACCACCGGCATGTTCGAAACTTGGCCCATGGCTCGCTGGCGACCGGCGCGAGTCGATTTCGACGGGTCAAATCCTTCTTTCTCCTGACCCAGCAGTTTCCAAAGGAACGTGAGCAGGGTGGTTTTACCGGCGCCGGCTTCGCCCGTGGCTTCCAGAAAGGGAAACGATTTGTACTTGGCGCGGATCTGCTCAGCAAACAGGGAGCCAAACCAGAATGCCAAGGCAATAACGCCTTTGGCGCCAAAGCACAGCCAAAGCATCGGTAACCAATCGGTGCGGTATTCCTTGCTGTCGCGCTGGATGTGCATCGCAATCGACTTCTGCAGCGTCTTCAGACGCAGCTTGCCGAACTCAAAAAAGTCCTCTTTGTTCACCACGCTGACGATGCCATTGCGCACTGCGATATCGCCGAACACATAGGCCCCGTGCTCTTTGCTATAGCCAACGTAGTCGATGGTTTCTACGGTTTTTAGACCGTAAAGCTGGTCTTTTAAAAGCTTGTCGAGCTGCTGACCGGTGCCGGTAAAAACTGCGCCGGCGGCCATGCTTAGCAGTCGCTTCTTGAACTCGCTGGCAGCCGCGACTTGGCCACCGGTGAACGTGTTTTTGACACTGCCGCCGTCGTGGGGGAAGTCGACGCGGAAGTAGTACCAGGACTCGTCCGTTACCTCGTTACGCTGGAAGTACAGCGCCTGGGGATAGCAGTTTGCGATTTCCACCACGCCGCCGCATTGGCGCAGAGCCTTGTCGCGCCGTTGGTTATCGTTGAGTAACTGGTCTTCGTGACGCTCAGACGATTCCAGCGCCTGCATGGCTTTGTTGAACTTGTCCAAATCCATTTTGAACCAGTACAGGCGGCTCTCGAAACCAAAGTGAAACTCATGCCGCTCGCGCCATTCGTATATCAGCGCGCCTTTTTCAGCCGCACTTTCGGCGATCAACAACGCGCCGTAATGGCGAGCGACCTTTAAGTCTTTCTGTCGCTGCTCGGCGCGGTCTTCGTCGTTGTCGATGAACTGCCAGCGCTGGTGCAGATCATTCCAGTCCACCTTGCGGTTGTCGGGCTGGGGTATCTGCGCGGCCTCACACACGTAGCCGAGTGCCCGCGCCATGCGGACCCAGCGCTTGGTATATTTGTGTGCACCTGGCTCGTTATCCAAAGCCCATATCAGCTTCGGCAATTTACCGCCGCGCTGGCGTGACAGCTCCTTTAAAGACGCTTCGGGGAACGCGTTGGACGACATCGCGGACACCGCCGCGACGTCGTTATGCGTCAGGGCTATGCAGTCAAAAATCCCTTCGACGATCCACAGCTCTTTCACCTCCAACAGGTTCAAGCTCGGTGGGCACCACCACACGCCCGTATAGCTGCCGCCCGGTTTAAATCGGGCTTTTTGGCCACCGAAACGGCTTGGCTTATCAATCAGCCGTTCCCAGTAGCCACCCTTTTCTAGAGCAAAGCGTACCGTCGCACTGCCCGCATTAAGATCTCCGGACCAGTAGTTCTCTTGGGTAAACCAGCCTTGAATCAGCTCAAGCCGAAAGCCCCTGGCAAACTCCAAATACGCCCGGGCGGTCGCAGTGGGTTGTTGCTCGGTCGACGGCGCCCGCTTGCTCCAGTCCTCGAACAGATCCTCGTAAATTTCTTTGACGTGCCAGGTTTGGCCGCATTTGCTCTCGCGGCCACAGCGCAGCACCCAAGGGTCAGCGTGATGGGTGAACAACTCCTTCTTGCTGCAGGCAGGGCAAGTGCCACCACGCATGAACTTGCCGGCTCGATGTTTCAGGCCGTAATCGGACTCCAAGCGTTGCAAGATCTGGTGGAGTAGGTCATTTCGCATCGAGATTACTTCGCTGTGCCCAGGGTAAACCTGAGCGCGCCAATGAGCCGTTTCTGGGCCTCCATAGCAGGAAACTCCTTACGAATGGAGTCATGCCGAAGCCCGTCAGGAATCAGGCGAAATCGATCGTCATACCAGTGTTCGTTGAGTTGCTGCGCGTACTGCGCAGTCAAATCCAACCAAAGAGCCTCGGCCTGCGTAGGGGATAGCTGGACGTTCAGAGCAACTGTGTTTTCCATGTTCCACCTCTAATTACGGACATAGCTCACCCAAACCCACGACAAATGGGAGAAGGGCGCTTGGTTAAATGGGTATTACGAAGACGTGCGTTGTTGCGCTGCAGGCTGCTGAGTAAGCAACTGCTGAGGTAGCAAACGTGCGGATATGCAGTAACGGTGATGGGTGCGAGCGTCGATCAGGAGTGCATAGGGGCTTAGAGGTGTAGTCAGAACCAGCACCGCCCTTGCGGCGGTCTCGCTGCGACGCAATGCCCGCAGTTCCGTCCAGGCATTGTGAGTGAGCTTTTGAGCCAAAAACGCCGGCACGTCTAAGGAGAAGGTTAAATGCCGCACGCAGTTATCAAACAGAAGGTCTGAGTCACCAAGGTACTGCGCATCGTGGCGTTGCAGGTACGCAAACGCTGCTTGCTGCATGCTGTTCCGATAATCTTGGTTGAACAGATGTTGGCTCATTGTGCTTGCTCCAATTGATCAATCAGGTCCAGCTGGTCAGTCGGCGACCTCATCGCGGCGCGGCGTAGCATGCTGTCAGCGATAGGCAGCTTGACCTCAGGGTTGGGCATCCCGCTGGGGGACATTTCATGGGTCATTTGAAACTCGGCACGTACCGACCAGCCACACGCCACGTTGGTGCATTGCAGGTACGACACCCGCAGGAAAATATGCACACCGTCGCTGGTGCGGACTCGCATACCTCGGTGGCAGTGGGGGCAGATCAGCTTGTAGGTGCTCATAACGGGCTCGGTACGACAGGTTCAAATGGCAGGGGTTGGAACAGCGATTTACTCGGCGAGCGCGTAATGCGCCAGATTCAGCGGGAAAACCGTGTCGGCGATGGCTGCTCTTATATCGATCACGTCCTCTTCGCCCTGGGCTGATTTGAATCGGCGGCGAAGTTGCTGAAAGCAGGTTTCGGCGGTGCTGAGCAGGGCGTCTACCTCATCACGGCGTTCGATCAATAAATTGGTCATGTCATGTTCCCTATGAGTTATTCAGGCAATCGGAGCCCGAGTTGAAGTGAGTAAAAAATCCGTTATTGCCTGTTCATACCGAGTACAACGCTCTGTTACGTCCACACAACTTCATGGCAGCTCGACGTAAACGAGCTTTAATCAACCACTCAGCAGCCTGATCAATACTGCTCAGGTCTTTGAACTGACGGACCCGCTCTAACAGTGCTTGTTCTTCATCGGTATAAGTAAATCCAACCTGTGGCATCAGCAGTTACTCGACGGTGACTGGGTTCAAGACGCTGCTGCCGCTAAACTAAGCTCAGGCAACAGCAGCTCCCGCGCCTCAATAAACGCCAAGCTGCGCAGTACATTGGCTTGCTCGATGCCGGTGTAATTGACCAGGGCGTCGATGAGGTCTTGTTCGTAGTCGTCAAGATTCAGGGTGGCGCGGTGTTTGCGGATACGTTTTGAGTCCTGGTACATGTTGGTAGTCCCTTATTGGCACGTTGCAGTTGTGAATGTGAGTGAAAGGTCGACGACACCATCTTTGATACCGAGTAAAACGGCGGCGCGATGAGCCTCACCGCGCAGGCATTTTTTTTGCCCGTTCAGTACCGCATACACGGTCGAGGGATGAAGGTCATGCTGAATGGCAAAGTCCTTAACTGACATGCCTTTCATTTCCAAGCGAATTTTGGCGGCTTGGCATGCTTGCTCGGGGGCGTAGGTGGCGTGCATAGTTCGGATTCGTGTGATTTCGCGTGATGATGTGACGATATTGGTTCAATTATTTGAACCTGTCAATGCTTGAGGTTCAAAAATATGGCCATCGGCGTTCGGCTGAAGGAAGAAAGGGCGCGCCTAAAGCTCAGCCAGACTGATTTAGGGGCGGCTGGAGGGGTTGGAAAAACCACTCAAATAAATTACGAGAAAGGCGTTGGAAGCCCAGATGCGACTTATCTCGCTGCCGTGGCAGAAAAAGGCGTCGACGTCCTTTACGTGGTGACAGGGGAGCGTAAGCCACAGTTAGCTGACAGCATCAACGCCGATTCAGCGGAGTTCCTTGAGGTCTATTGGCGTGTCAACGACACGGACCGCCAATTGTTGCTACGTATGGCATCTGCATTTGCAACTGCCGCAGGTTTAAGTGGGAAGAAGGACACTCGCTAAGCAGATCTCAACTGAAGTTTTAAAAACGGATGTAACACGCTGACCAAGAGGGTCGGTTTCATGGAAGTTTAAAGGAATAGAAGAATGGCGTTGAAGCCCTGTAAATCTTGTAAACACAATGTCGATACCTCGGCAAAAACATGTCCCAATTGCGGTGTCGCGAATCCAGGCGTTACCACTGGGAGCACAATTGGCGGCGTCATACTTTTGGTGATCATCATCATCGCCGTCGTCGTGTCAATGTGTTCGGGCGGTAAAAGTGATAAGCCAGATGAGAAGCAAACCCAAATCGATGAAGCCACCTGTCGCAAAGATCTGCAATGCGCTGGAGACAAGTACGGCATTGCCGCCGGCGTGTATTGCAAGGATTCGGTAGCGCGTCTCGCAAAATTTACCTCTCGTTGGACTGACGGCACTTTCGAGACGAAATTCAGCCATTTCCGTTGGTTAAATCAGGAGCAAGGCACGCTGACCTTCATCGGCGATAAAATCGAATTTCAGAACGGTTTCGGCGCTTTCCAAAAGCACATCTATGAATGCGACTTCAATCCGGTCAATAACAAGATACTTGATGTCCGGGCTAGACCTGGACAGCTGTGATGTAACAGGCGCTCATAGTTGCAGGCTGGTGACACACCCAAACGTGATGAAAATGGGCTGTTCCCCGGGAGACCTTAACGGTGCCATGTTGGCGCTGGGTGCCCGTTGCGCGTGAAAGGAGTATTCGCATGATGGAGAACAGCGGCGTGCCGGAAAACCAAGTGTCAGTCATAGATGCGAACTGCCACAGTGATCAAGAAGTGAAGCTGCTTGCTATGTTCAGGGTCATCAGCGCCCAGCGGCAAAAAGATGTTCTGCGAATGTTGGAGGCTTTTACGCAGGCGCCTGAGTAGTACCTCCAGCAGGCCCCGGACAAGTGCCGGGGCTTATGTCTGTTTGTCAGCCAGCCTGAATCTGGTTTTTATTCATGTTGCTGTTGCTCGCTATCGAAGTTTTTCCGATGAGTTTTATCTCGTTTTGATGTAGGAAAAATCGCCTCGTCATTGGTTCTGGTCATGCTTAGGCTTTACCTAGTTGGTTAATGTGTACTCGTTGCGCATAAACATGCTTACTTAAAATGCGTATATCAAATGGAAATAGTCAAATTGCGTAATAAAAGTACGGCTGCGGTCTTGGGCCGCCTCAAATCTATAACGGGCACTGATACGGATGCCGGGCTTTCTACGGCCTTAGGTGTCAGTCCGCAGACATTAAGCAGCTGGAAAAGCCGCGAAAGTACGCCGTATTCAATTTGCGTAGATGTTGCCGAGCGTTTAGGCGTGTCCCTGGACTGGTTGCTAGGCGGAACGGGTCCTATGCGTCGCGATGGCTCACCCTTACAGCTTTCGGACGACCAAGTGCTCAACCCTTGGGAAGAGCGCGTGATCACCTTGTTGCGGTCGCTGAGCGATGAAGATCAACGCAACGTGCGTAGTGTGATCGCAGAGAAGAAAAGAGCTCGGGAGCTGGAGCTGCGTGTGGAGGAGTTGTCAGCGGCCCTTGCCGATATCAAACGGCCAGCTTAATCTGTACCTATTGGGAACGGATCAGTCAGGGAAGGATGCCGATGATCCACTCGTCAAAGCCCGAGTATAGGGATTACGAGTCTGCCGAATCGACATAGGGACGTGATCTATGCACAGCGCCACGCCCTCCTCGATGTGTTCTCATCTCATTTATGCCTTCGATGGTAAGCCCGAAAAAATAAACGGCGCTTTATCCGTCATTAAATTAATTAGCTAGGGCGCAGCAGAACTATGGAAATTACTGAGTCGATTATTCATGGGGTTCTCAAGGCTCGTGAAACTAACGGTGATGGTGCGGTAACAATAAAGCCGCGTGATGTGATACTGCCTATTGATGCGCGCCTTGATACCTTGGGGGGCGAAGTGCTTACCCTTTACACCCGACTAAGTAACGGGTATGGGACATTTGGTGATAACGCGTTAATTCATCAGTTTCCTGTTCTTATGAAGAAATATATCGATCAGGAATTAGATCTCGTCGAATTTAGTCGAGGCGTGTGTTCTCTGATATCTGTTCCTATGCAAGAGCAGTGGATGGCTACAACGACCTGGCCGCTTTTTGTTCGATATCATAATCAGGGCAGAGATTGGCTTCTTATAGCGATGTTGAAGCTTAAGGAAGGTGTAGGCATCGATGAAGCCACCCTTGATTTGAATGACTCCTTGTCATTTGACGTTAGTCATTTGTACGAGGCAGCACGGATTGATATTCAAAAGTGGCAAAATAATGAGCAGCCATATCTTTCGTTTATAAAAAGACGGGCGGCTGATGCGGATGTCACTAAGTATTTTCGAGTAGCATTGGCGTGTACTGAATACACTGATGCTCGACACAATACAGAGGTGACGGTTGCAGCGCTGAACGATTATTTTGAAAGTGAGGGTTGGGAGCCACTGAGAAGGCAAGTCGCAACTGATCGTCTATATGCTCATTGTGTTGAAAAGAAAGCCAATGATGAGCCAGTAAATTTGGTGGCGTTGTCGGCAATCATAAATGATCAAGCTCCTGAGTCGTTCATAAATTTCATAAGAGATAATGAGTACGAGGTGAGCGAAGTTTTTTCACCAAATCCTGCTACTTACAAAAAGTTAATGAGGGTTAGTAGACGGTTTGGTAGTGTTAGTGTAAGCTTTGATGTTAATGATCTTCGGAATGAAACTGTCTACTATGATCCGGAGTTGCAAGGTTTAGTTATAATGAATCCTCCAGCAGATTTGCTTGCTGAGATGGATAAGGCTCTCGGTGCTCAAAATGCTGCCAACGACGAAGATTGAGCTAGCTGTCGCAGTTTACAAACTGCTGGAAAACCGCACGCTCGAGCAAGGCCGTTTGAGGGGTAGTCTTCCCGAAGAAGTATTTGAAGAAGCCTCTACGAAGTTGGAGCGGTTTGGAATGCTCCAAAGTTCGTCTCCTACTAACAGAGAGGTGTTTTTTATGCCTCCTCTGGAGCAGAATGCTTTTTTTGCTTTCTCGTTAGATGATTTACTTGCATCTAGTCAGCGCCGTCAGTCTGTGCCTGCTAAATTTTATTTGGCTGATATCGACTATTTGTTTGATGGTGATTATGATAGCGCGCCTCAAGTAGTTCGTTCGTATATTGATGCTGTTACATTGATAGGGTTATTTTCTCCTCCGTTAGCTGATCACGTTGTGCCTAAAGGCGCTGCGAAGCTTATTTTCTTTCATGGGGAAAAAATTGAGCTGTTCCTTGAATATAGTCGTGAGGAAATGTCTTGCCTGAGTGGAGTCGCGGGTTTTGCCCTAGAGTATATAAAGACAGAAGCTCACGTGGAGCAGAAGCGTACCATTGTTAAATCGATACTTCTGGAGATGAAGAAGGAGGTTGGGGACGAAAAGTTTCACGTTGGCCTGATTATGTCTAGGTTTGAAGAGTTTGCGCGGCGTGTATCATCCAGCTATCAGTTATATGTTTCTGAGTTTTCGTTCCAGAAAATAAAGGCAGAGGTCGAAAAAAGTAAGTTTGAAGCACTGTCTAAAATTAATAAGGTTTTTTCTGATATACAGAATCAGCTTCTTGCGGTTCCAGTCGCATTGGTTGTTGTGTGCGGCCAAATGGAAGTGGTTGGCGGGTTTTCTTTAAAGAATTTTTTCATTCTTGTGGGCTCGCTTGTCTTTGCAATTTTCATGTTGTTTTTGATATTGAATCAAAGGAATACTCTGTCCACTATTTTTCTTGAGATGACCGCGGAATGGGATTTGATTAAAGGGAAGCATAATGCGGTAAAGTTAAAGTTCGATGCGCCTTACAAATTGCTTCGTAGTAGATATCGGTATCAGGCTATATTGCTAGAAGTGGTCGGTCTGGTTGTGCTTGTTTCCTTCGGTGTGGCACTTGGTATGTTTTTTTATTATTCTGAGATGGAAGCTGTGCCGTGGGTGGCAATTACTTGGACGTCTATCGCTATTATGTCTTACGTTGTGTTTAGGGCTGTTTCGCTTTTTTGTGACCCTTCTTTGAGAGAGGAGTGCGACAAAAAAACTGGAGGTGCGTAGTTAACTGCCCAGTTTTCTTTGTTCTCGATCCACTGCCCGTTTCGCCGTATGCTGGTTTGAATACAACCACTTCAACCGTCTCGGCTTGGTCTGATCCCCAGCAGTCGCCGTCTTTTCCTTTCCTGTTTTCTGATCGCGGTAGTACGCGATGATCCCCGTGTAACCCCCCTCGCTTTCCTCCACGAGGTCTTCAACCCCATCCTCGGGCAACTTACTCTCCAGCTCCAGGCTCACGGTGTAGCCGCCGTCTGCGCTGAGGCTGTGCTGTACATTTCCGCCGTACCAGATGATCTCGTCGATTTCCGCCTTCACGCCCTGAAGCGTGTACGTCAGTTCGGGTATCAGATCCGGCCTGCCCATGGCCAGGGCGTAGCTGAGGGTGGCGCTGCCGCGTTGCAGGCGCCGGAACTCTGCTCGGGCGGCGCGTAGCGCGGACTGTTGGTCGCTGTAGGTGTGTCGCAGATCTTTGAGGTTGTCTCCGCCACCGGCAACGGCCTCCTGTTTTTTGGCACTGTTCACATCGTAGAAATAAGCGCGCACTCCGTCGTAGCTGTCGCGGTCAGCCTGTAGGTAACGGTGCTGGTCACCATCGGCGCGGGTCAGCGTGATGTGCGGTAGGTTCATGCCGCTGGCGCTCTTGCCGCCGCCCGCAGGGATGCACAGTAAGCACCCTGCCTTAACGCTGGTCACTGCGTCGAATTCCTCACCCAAACGGCTGATCAGGTTGGCGTCAGACTCGTTAGCCTGGTCAAGCTGCAGAATGCTCGCAGCGCCCAGCGCTTCGGCAATGGTTGCCTTGAGTCCATTGCCCACCGCGACATCGCGCATTACGTCACCCAGTGTGGTCTTGCTCCAGCTGCGCTCGCGCTTGGTCTTCAACCCTTTGCGCAGATCTGCAGATCGAGCGCGAATGCTCAACACGTCCGGCACGCCACTGTGTTCGGTCTCATCAACGGTGTACGTGCCCTTATCTACCAGGCCGGTATTGCTCCAGCCGAGCCACAGCCGAACCACTGCACCGGTAGGAGGTATTGCCAACAGGCCGTCATGGTCGCTCAGCGTAATACTCAGCTGATCGGCCTCCAATCCTCGGTTGTCAGTCAGTTCCAGGCTCATCAACCGTCCACTGATCAACTGGGCGATGTCCTTACCGTCCACCGTCAGGCGGTAAGCCGGCACAGGGTAAGCGGCATCACGTTTATAGCGATCAACGCCGTTCTGCAGGTATCCCGTCCCGCTTGCGATGCCGGCCTCGATCACAGCAATCCCCTGAGCAGACTCACTCCAACATTGGTCGCCGCCCCCAGCAGGTCGAGGCTGTTATCGTCTATGCGTTTCAGGTTCAGGGTAAATTCGATCCGGCGTGGTGTGCCGTCGCGAAAAAACAATGTCTTGGTTTCGCTCAGGCTTTCGATCACCCACAGGCCGTAAATTCGACCACTCCCCTCAACCATGGGCCACGCCTTGCCGGTGTTGGCCATCAGGCGAAGCGCATCAAGGCTGAGGGCTGTGCCAGCGAGTTCCGGCAGGATCAAGCCAGGCAGCGTAATCGCATCCTCACCACACCCAACAAACTGCCGCGCCGGCTGCACACCAATACGGTTACTGCTGGGGTGACGCCAGTCTGTCTGGCGCTGCATTTCCTGATACGCGGCGGTGTGCAGGCCGAATACAAACATGCCCAAGGCAAGCATCATGCTGATTACTCCTGGTCCTGCAGGCGGCTGCGCCTGCGGGCAGATTTTTCACTGTCGATGCGTGCCAGTTCTGCACGCACGGCGCGGGCGACGGCGTTGGCATCCATGTTGGGGCTGGGATGGATATTAATTTCGTAGCGGTCGTTACTTTGATAAGACGCCGCACCACCGCCGCTGATGGGCGCTCGGTTGTCGATGGCCAGCGCCGGGGTAACGCTGGCACCCAAGGCCAGCGCCCCGGCAGCGGTCAGTTGCTTCGTGAGCCTGGCCACGGCATTCAATGGGCCGTTTTCACCCGCTTGCAACCCTTGAGTCAGGCCAGCCATGGTGAACCCGCCCAGCTCCGCAAATACCCGTGATGGGCTGTGGATACCGAGCTTTTCTTTGAACCAACCAACGGTGGAATCGCCAAGCGTCCCAATGGCGCCCTTCACTTTGCCAAGGCTCGCCAGTAGACCATTAACCAAACCATTGACGATCAGGCTGCCGAACTCGGTAAAGCGGCTTGGCAGATCAATGCCCAGATAACTCAGTACGCCAGCAAATGCCTGGTACACCAACCCAATAGGGCTGAAGTTGGCCAACGTTGTAAGGATGCCACCAACACCACCGCTGAAGCCTGCCTTGATCTCCTCCCAAGCACTGAGAAAATAAAGCTTCACCGCGTCCCAGTTTTGATAAATCAAGTACGCAGCAGTAGCGATTGCAGTAATCGCCAGCCCTATCGGATTCATTAACAGAGCACGACCAAGCAAAACCACTGCCTTTGCTACGAACGGAATAACGCTCTTTCCCAGGCTCCATAGCAGTCCGATCAAACCCGGCAGGCGAATACCCAACATCGCAAACATAAAGCGGAGCGCAATAAATGGCAGCAAGACGCCGGCGACTCCCACCGTCAGGCTACCCACTGCCACCATCAGGCCCGCAACGATGGCAGTGGTCTTGAACAGTCCTGCGCTTAATTCCGGGTTAGCCTTGATCCATTGACCAACATTACGAACAACGTCAGTAATGCTTTTGATGAAGTCCCTTAATGGCCCGTCGTTCACGTCGGTAATGCTGATGCCAACTTCTTCCCAAGCACTGCGCAGACCTTTAAGGTCGCCGTCGATATTGTCGGCTCGGATGCGTGCCATTTTAGCGTTTTCACCTTGGGCGTTTTGTATCTCGCCCAATAGTGCTGTCAGGGCTCCTGTTCCCTGCTTATTAATAAGCTCTGCCATACCGGAGCCCGCTTCCTCTCCGAAAATAATCTTGAGGTGTTCGGCGCGCTCAATGTTGCCCATATTGGCGGTGGCGTTGGCCACGTCCTGGAGGATGTCGGGCATCGCGCGAAGGTTGCCATTGGAATCACCGACTTTAAGGCCAAGCTCAGCTATGGATTTCTTCGCTTGTTTGGCTGGGGCCGTCAGGCGGTTTAGCATGGCGCGCATTGTCGTGCCGCCTTGGCTGCCTTGAATGCCGATGTTGCCCAGTAAGCCTGCCATGCTCGCGGCCTGCTCAAGCGTTAGCCCGAGACCTTTGGCTGAGCCCATGTATTTCATGGTGTCGCCGAGCATTTCGAGGTTGACGTTTGCTCGGGACGAAGCGGCGGAAAGTACATCGGTAACTCGCGTGATGTTGCTGCCAACCTCCGGGTCTATCTTGAAGGCACTGCTGATATTCGAAGCAATATCTGCTGTTCGCGCCAGATCTACTCCGTTGGCAAGTGCAAGATTGAGCACGTCTTGCATAGAGGCATTGATGGCTTCTGGCGTGAAACCCGCGCGTGCGAGGAAGGTTTGGCCTGCGCCGACCTGTGTAGCACTAAACGCTGTAGAGGCCCCAAGATCACGCGCCTGCTGCTTGAGAGCATTGAAACGTTCATCGGCTTTTTCCAGACGAGTTACAGCCTGCAATTCGCCCATTTGGGCGCCGTACTCAATCCCCGGCCTTAGTAACCTCGCCCCGGTATAAAGTGCCGCCCCGCCGCTGGCGGCGGCCGTCGCCCCTTTGCCAGCTAACTTACCTACAGCCTGCTGTTGACGTTGATATGTCTGACTGGCCCGAGTCAGCCGTTGTTGTTGGCGGGTGAGATCTTCAAGGCGTCGACGCTGACGTTCCATTTGCTGGTTGGCATTTATGATGTCCTGGCGTAAACGTCGCTCATGCTCTCCCAGTGATCGTGTCGAAATTCCTGCAGCGTTCAACCGCTGACGCATCTGTTGGAGTTGCTGCGTTTGGGCTGTTTCCTGCTGCTTGAGCTGCTGCATTGCACGCTTGGCTTGCTCAAACTCTCTTGTCATTGCGCGTGTTGGATTTTGCGTTTGGGACAGTGCGCGTCCCAGTGCCTGGGTGCGCTCCTGAGCTGATCGCAGTTCGGTTCGGGTGGAACTCAGCCCCTGCTTTAGTTCGCGGAAGCCGTTGATTTGTTTCTGCGAGTCGTTGAGGCCTTTGAGCCGGTCCCTTGCCGCTTTGAGCGCCTGCCCAGCTAAGGTGGACTGCCGCTGAATACCGCGCAGCGGACCGGTGACTTTGTCTATCGCATTGAGCAGCACACGCAGTTGCAGATTATTGGCCATCGGCGCTATTCCTGATCCGCGCTCGTTCGCGCCAGTCCATCAACTCTTGTAGGCCCAGCCCGTCCATATCGGCAGGCGCCCAGTGAAACACCACAGCCAAGTCGGCCATCGCGTCTTCTACGCAACGAGGGATGCGTCCGTCTTCGCCGACCTCTGCAACAAAAAACCAACAATTTTGCCGCCGATGGCCAGTAGGTCTGCGGGGTCAAGACCCGATACCTCTGGTGTTGTAAGGCTCGGACTAGTAAGGCGCGGAATGACTTTGATCAGGCTGGCCACGTCGAGCTGGATCAGCTCAGCCAATTGAATACCGCGCAGCTCGCCGGAGGCTGGCTTGCGCAGCGTGACATGCGTGATTTCACTCAGGCCACGTTTGATTGGGGTGTCGAGCGTGACGACGTTGTCATCGACTACGGGTAATTCAACGGTGTTTTCTGGGGTAAGCATGGTGTTCTCCGGAAGTTAGGGATGATTGATGTTCGATCAGATGCCCAGGGCGCTGCGCTGTTTTTCCAGCATGTCCACGCCGTTGACCCTCTCGATAAAGTTGAGCAGGTCAATTTCGATAATTTCTTCGCCATCAACGGTGAGCTTGTAATAACTGCAGGTCGTGGTAATGCCGTGTTCGGTATCTTCACCAGGTGCGGCGTCGCCCATCTCGATGGTTTCGTGACGGCCCCGGACAGTAATTTCTACCTGGCTGACTTCCTCGGTATCGTCCTGCTGGAAGAAGCCGGTGAAACGCAAAGGCACGCCGGCTGCTTTGGTCGCGCCGAACTGGCGCAAAACGATCAAGTCCAGGCCACCGGTTTTCCATTCAAGCTGGATACCGTCGTCAGAAAACCCTAGGTCTACCTTCACCGGGCCGTTCATGCCGCCACCGCGATAGGCCTCCATTTTGCGACCGAGGGCGGGCAAAGTGACGCTCTTAGCCACGCCCAAGTAATTGTTGCCGTCGTTGAACAAATTCATGTTTTTCAGTTTGCGGGGCATGGCCATAGCGATGGTTCCTTTTTAGCTTTTGATGCGACTGGCAAAGTCCATCAGGTAACGGTCGGTAATGCGTTGGCGCAGGGTCAGGTCTTCTAGCGGCGGTACCGGCGTGTAGTCGTAGTCCAGGTAAAGCTTGCCGGCCTTGAGCACGTCTTTGTCGTTGATCTCATCCGGGAACCAAGCGCTGCCGCCGATCAAGTACCCCTGAGCGATCAGCTCGCGAAACTTGGCGTTGATGCCCTCGACGATGTCGCGCACCAGTGACGGGTGCATGGGTTTGTCGATGGCCCACATGTGCGCCTCGGCCATGGTGTCGGCGAGTACCTGAGCTGTACGGGTGTAATTTTCGAAGGCGAATAGCGGGTCGTCGCTGCAGGTGCGGCTACCCCAGAAACGGAAGCCGCCTTCGTTGATCAACGTAGTCACTTCATTGCCGTTGAGGTAGTTGGCGTCGGTGGCCGGGTTCTGCAGATCCCAGAACACATCGGCGCTGATACCCGTCACGCCATTGACGGCCACGTTGGACAGGGTCTTGTGCCAGCCTGTTTCCTGATCGATCTTAGCCCGCAAGCCAAGCGCTCGGGCCACAGCCGGTGCCACAACGGTGCTATTGGTCGCGGTGCTCCAATTCTGAAACTCTGGCCAAATGACCATCACTTCACGCGCGCCGAAATTGTCACGGTAAGCAACAGCTTCTTCCTTGGTTTTGCATTCCCAGGCACTGACATACGCAAACGCGCGCAACTGCTGAGCAATCGCCACCAAGGCCGTTGCAACCGGCTGGCTGTCGAGTCCTGGTACGCCAAGAATCCGCGGTACCACACCCAACCGAGCCTTGGCCGCAAGCAAGGCTTTCATGCCGGTGTATTGCCCGCTGGCGCTGGTGGTGCCGATCAGCGCGGAGTTGGTGGCAGCCTCGTCGGCGCCCTCTTTGACCCGGACCACAATCGTCATGGGCTTGGTCTGGTCAGCAATCGCCTGCAAGCTGGCAGCCAACGTTCCCTTGGTGCCGGCCTTGCCGATGGCGGTTTGTACGTTGGTGATTAAAACCGGGGTGTCATAGGGAAAAGTGGCGTCATCTGCATCTTCGGCGGTACAAACCATGCCGATGACAGCAGTTGAAACAGTGCGGATGGGCCGCGTGCCCTCGTTGATTTCGAGGACCCGCACGCCGTGAAGATAGTCGGCCATGGGCTATGCCTGTGCAGTGAGTGGTGACACTGCACAGGTTGCCGCGCGCGCGTTGGATCGGCGAGGAGGAAGGGTTGTAGCGACGGGTGTTACAGCGTGCGGTTAGCCTGGGCGTCCACATTCCAGTTAAAAATCAGAACCTCGTTTGCGCTGGAGCCCTTACCGACTCCGACGGTGTACTTAATTTCGACAGATCGCATATAAAACCCTGCGAATATTTTGCGAATATCCGGATGGTCATTAAGGCTGACAATTGCCTTGCCTTTGATCTCGCTCAGCAGCTTTGCCAGAGCCTCATACTGTTCAATCTCAAATGGGACGCCGTAACCCTGCGTTTGCCAGTACGGAGGGTCGCAATAGAACAGCGTGTGTTCGCGGTCATACTTTCTGATCACCTCCTCCCAACCCAAATGCTCGATGCAGGTTCTGCTCAGTCGAAGATGGGCAGCTGAAAGGTTTTCCTCTAATCGCAACAGGTTAAGCCCAGGCGGTGTCGTGGTTGCCGTGCCGTAACTTTGGCTGTCAACACGGGCACCAAAAGCAGATTGCTGCAGGTAATAAAATCGCGCAGCACGTTGGATATCAGTGAGGGTTTCGGTTCGTGTCATTTGCAGCCACTTGAACACCTGTCGGCTCGACAGCGCCCATTTGAACTGTCTTACAAACTCCTCCAGATGGTTCTGTACCACCCTGTAAAGGTTGATCAATTCGCCATTGATATCATTTAACACTTCGACCTTAGCCGGCGTTGGACGTAGAAAAAACAATGCAGCGCCGCCCGCAAAAGGTTCGACGTAGCAACTGTGGGGAGGAAAGAGCGGGAGTATCCGAGCGGCAAGTCGGCGTTTGCCGCCTATCCAACGGACGATGGGTTTTGTAGACATGATGTCTCCTGATGATGGGGTGCGCTCAGTGGCGGCGTCAGGAGGCTCTCGGCCTTCAAATGGTTGAGTGTCCGGCAGCGCGGGCACTTGATCTGTAATTCAAGGAAACCGCGTACTGCGGCAAGCTTGCGGCCGCATTGGCCACAACGTATTTCCTGCATGGTCTGCAAAACCTTGTGTCTGGTAGGCTCTCTGTCGCTCGCGCGTGAGCAGAGGGCCTTGGTCGGCTTGCAGGTTAGTGCTGCGGGTTGGCGTTCAGCTCAAGTGCTACAACACTTGAGCTGATCGCCCTCTTTATACAGTGACTAACCTTGGCTCCTGCCGGGGCGGTAACATCCACAAATGCTGTGGCGTCACCCGACGCAGCGCCTCTGGCCGAAACCAGTGCTCACCGACTTCAGCCGCCGCCCAGGCGACCAGCTCCGAGCAGAACCAGGAGTCATCCTTTTGCCAATCGCGGTGCAAGCCCAGACCGAGAATTGCTGTCCAGTCGTAGGGTTTTCCGAGCTGACTGCGTGCAGCGTCAAGAATGGCCTGCGGATCGCGGGCAGGTAGATCGACGATGCAATGGTCAGCGGCCAGACTGATAGCCTGTTCTAACGGGTATTGACGTACGCCCCCATTGGCGACCGATTCAATAATGTGTTCGCCATCAATCAGCGCAACATGGCTCCAGCGCGACCATGTCACGGCACGTATCAAAGCGCTAAAGGGTTTGCGTGTGGTGCTATAGAGCAGTTGAATGCGGTGGGTATCACTTGGCATTTCCGACACCCCCCGCTATTTTCTTAATGTCGATAATCGCTTGATCGGTGAGCCGCTGGGCAGCGGTTGTATCACCCTCAGCCATCAAGCTGCGCAAGGCTTCCTTGGCTTGTAGACGGGTTTCGCGCAGGCAGTAAAGCACCTCGATATAGGCATCGGCTTCACGCAGGATCTCGTCGGCAGCCTGCCGAACGGTGCGTTCGCCGATGGCCCAGGCGGCCACGCTACGTGGCGCTGCGTTTGCCAGATAGCCCGCATCTTTGAAGACTTGCGCATCATTGGCGGCCCGGTCGTACTCGAGAGCACGCAGGGGGTCACCCACGACCTCGCGGCGGGCAGTGTCGGCGGCCATATCGATGCTTGCGCTCAGGCGCTGGAACTCCTTTTGCATCAGTTCAGAGTGTCTAACCGGATCGTGTTCCCACTGGCCATCCCTCCAGACATGAGCCTGCGAAGGCGAAGGCGGACGGAGTTCACCATCAATCTGATGGACGTCTTGAATCACCCTCATCTGATTACCTCCCAGGTCAGCTGCATGTTGACCGCGCTGGAAAAGTTGATCGCGATGCCATTGTCATAGTCGGTTTGAGGATGGTTTTTAATGCCCATGCTGAACAGCAGTTCGTCGCTGATGGCGGTCACGTCACCCAACGTGTGCTCGGTTTGGTAACACTGCCAAAGTGAACGTGCTTCCTTGTGATCGAAACTCGCCGTGAGCGTGGAAACCGTTACATCATTGACGACGTTGTTGCTCATAAGCCCACACACGCCACGACTTGCACCCCATCCTTGCATTGATGCGATGGACTGGGAACCAGGTGTCATGTAGATATAATTGCCACCAAGCCAATTACTAGTTTCAAAGACAATCGAACTAACAGCGTCAATCGCTGGCACCGGATTTGCCACGACCAGACGAGCGCTTCGGACATGCGGGTCAAGAGGTAAATAAGCAACCCCCGTTCCATTGAGCATCTGTGCCCATGTCGTCCGCCCACTACTGTACATTCGATGTACCACCGGTAAGGTACCGGCCGCGCCAATCTGTATTCGGGCGATACAGAGGTCCAGGGCGGTCGAAATAAAACCGCCGCCGCTGCTGCCGCCCGGTATGCCTTTCAGGGACATAGGAACGGCATCGAATACTGTCCCCCGCTGCATGTAAAAGCTCAGCTCGCCGCCGACAACGTGCGCCCGCAAGAAGTACTCTTCATTTTCCAGCAATTGCGGGCTGGTCCAGTCTGCCGTAGTAAACATCCTTGGCCGAGCCAGCTTGCCTGCAACGACGTCTTCGCCTATGCAAAGCGTCTGTCCTGCCAGTACCGAAACTTTGCCTTCCATCCGCGCAGTGACCAGCACTCGCAACTCTTCGGTGGCGATGGTGGCCGACGGCATCATCGACAGTGGCCAGGCCAAATCCTCAGCCAGACCGTACCCCTCGGCCGTCGTTGGATTGGTGCCTGCGATCACCCGACCAAGTTTGTCCACCGATACATTTCGGTAACTTCCCACAGCGACGCCTGAGCGTCCTGAAACAATCTCAAAACCAAGATCGGTTGCGCCTAGAATAATGGGAGCATCGGTCACCAACTGCCAGACGCTATCGCCGTTGGCGCTGCCTTCTTCGACGTGCACAAACAATCCTGGTGTAACTTCCTGATCGTCGTCTGCATCGCGCGCTCGCGACCATGGTCCATCGGCCGTTAACCAAATGCCATGTTCTTTCGGGTCTTCCTGATCTTTAACCAGGATGCGCGTGGCAGCTGAGATCGGCGTGTCGTCAATGGGGTACAAACCGGCCAACACCACCGAGCGTGTGGTCGCTACCAACACCGAATGCTTAAAATCGAGTTTGTCCAATTCCTCCAGCACCTTGCGATCCACATAGTCGCGGGTCGCAATAACCACGCTAGGATCAATCTTGAGCAATATGTTAGCCGTGCTGCTGATGATGAATGTCATCCGCACGACCTGCGTGCGTCCTGACCCCTGGGAAAGCAGCGGCTTGTAGCTGGGCGCACAGTTGGAGATGGCGATCAGATCACCGTCCGCGTCGTACAGCCCTACCTCACGAACCCACCAGCCGCCAACGTCAGCGGGAATGACCTGCTCGGCCATCAATAAGCCAGGATTTTTCGGGTCGGTGACCAACTGATTAAGGGGCGCTCGCCGTCGCTCATTGATCAACCTAGTCTGCAGGCGGTCCGGCAGCGGGTCGGTGTCGTTGGCATCACCGACGCCCATTTGGGTGATCAGCCATGCAATGCCCAGTGCGTCGGCATTGGCCTGCTTGGCTTCACCGATGGCAGTGAGGATCGCGAAGAATTTCGAGTTTTGATCAATCATGGGTAAACGTCCAAAGTGTCGATGCTGTGTTCGCCGCCGCTCAGGCTGATATGCCCAGCGATTTCAATGTCGTGTTGCGGGGGTGGAAACACGTCGGTCTCGTCGCCCTCGTACAGGCAGGCGCCGATGTTGATCTGGCCGGTAATGCCCAGGCTGATAGCCAGCCCTGTGAGGTGTCGGGTAAGCGGCTTGGCGTCGTCGATGAGCGCGGCCAGTTCGAGGTACATTTCCTCGGTGATGCCGGTGTCGAGTACGCCGACTTCGAGCATGAATGTGCCAGGTGTCCCAAGCGGTATGGTTTCCCACCACTCGCTGACTTCGATCAAATAGCCCAGCGGCTCAACAACCCGCCGTAGAGCGCCGATAGTGCCTTTGCGGGAGTGGATGAAATACGCCGAGCGGATCGCAGAGCGCTTCGCCGTTTCTGGCCACTGACTGTCCCAACGGTCTACCGAAAATGCCCACGCCAAGTACGGCAGAAGCTCCAGCGGGCAGGTATCGGGGTTGTACAGATCACGCAACGGAACCGGCACCAACTGGATTTGCGCCAGTGCCTGGGCCGCAAGGTGCTCCAATTGGCTGGCATTGCGTGGCAGCAACGACCGGTCGTTCATTCTTGGCCGCCGATGCTGAGGCGAATCGCTGTGCAGTAAGGCGCTTGGGAGTCGGTTGCGCTGATGTCTATCCACTCATGTAGCGCGACCTTACGCACGCCCTCGACATGCAACGCCGCATGCAGTGCCGATTCGGAAATGCTCATGCCTAAGCGTCGGCGCTGCTGGGTGTATTTCTGCAGGCGCTTTTCTGCGGCTTTGAGGATTGGCTCCGACTCCGGACCTAGGGTGCTCAGGTACAGCGTGGCCGAGACCGCGTATTCAATAATTTCGGCACCTTGCACTGTCAACCGATCAGCCACAGGGCGCCGGTCTTCGTCGCTCAGGTAAGCGGCGACGATGCGAAGCAGCTCAGGGTCGGCATTGCCGTCACCGAGAGCTGATTGCACCGTGACGACCACTACGGCGGGTGTTGGGCTTACTGCCGTAGCGTCGGCCACACGCCCATCGGCGTTGCGGGCGTGAAAGATATAGCTGTTGCGTGGTCCAGCAGTACTCAGGCCCTCCCACGCCATTTGTCCGCGTTCGCGCAGGCTGTCGTCGCTTTCTTTCGTCTCTGGTATCGGCGGTACAGCTGTCGGGTTGCCCGGCTGAATGATCAAGCGGCGCACATTGAAGTTAGCGACCAGTTGTTCCAGGTCGCTTCTCTTGGCCGAAGACAACAGATTTGCCTGAGCCGCCTCGTTTACGCGCTGGCGCCACAGCATTTCACGGTAGGCGTTCTCCTGCAGCAGCTTGGTCAGCGGTTCTGATTCCAGCGCCAGGCGTCCGGCAATTTCTGCTTGCTGGTCTTCTGGCCAAAGGCTGATGGCAAAGGCTTTGCGCTCATTCAATATCTGCTCATAGTCGATCTGCTCGACCACTTGGGGGGCAGGCAATTGGCTGAGGTCGATAGCAGTAAAAGTGTTCATACGCTGGCCCCCAGCTGCAGCGGAATGCTCAGGCTCTGAGGCGCGTTTCCGTCAATCAACGTGCCGTCCAGGTCAAACACAACATTGCCGGCCAAGGTCACGCCGAAAAACTGCACGCGGGTCAAGCCAATGCGCGGTTCCCAGCGGATAACCGCCATAGCGATGGCTGCATAAACCCGTAATCGAGTGACGTCGTTGAATGGCTCATCGATGAGTTCAGGCAAAAGGCTGCCGTACTCCCGACGCATGATTCGCGTACCGATCCGGGTACCCAAAATATCGACGATGGATTGGCTGATGTGGGCATGCAGATCGAGCGCCGCTCCGGTTTCTCGGTTCATAGCGGTGGGCTCGTTGGGGCACCAAGGTTGCCGACGTGGAGGTGGCCAACCAAACTTACTCCCGCAGCAATCACGTCGGCGGAAGCGGTAACAGAGCCGCTGATATTTTGGTCGCCGGTTTGGTCGTAACTGCCTGTTTGAGTGAAATTCCCCTGCTGGGTGTAATCCCCCTCATGGGTGATCGAACCCACAATGTGAATCCCGCCCTTACTGATTAGATCGGTAGTACCGCCTTCAACCAGGACCGCGCTCAGATGATGCGCAACGCTGTCGTATTCGATAACCGTACCGTCGCGATAGGTGCGGCGGTGCAAGCCGGCACGGTCGCCGTTGGCAGGTATCGCATCGCAGTAAATACCAGTGATAACGACACCGTTAGCCAGTTGGCCGGAGGGACTTAGCAAGATGACCTGCTCATCAACAGTCGGCGGGTCCCAGTCGACATCTGCACCGGCGCGTAATGCCAGCCAAGGCAGCCAGCCGGTAAGCAACTCGCCGGTTTTAACGCGGACACGGGGCGGTTTCATCTGGACTTCGGCGATGGTTCCGAAGCGGATCAAATTTTCGAGCATGCGGGCTAAAGCGGCGAAATCGTTCATGCCGCCATATTGGCGTTCGCGCGTGCGGGGTGCAGCTAGATAGGGTTGTAGTGGGCAGGGCTACAACGAACCCTGCGCCGGCCTAGGTGAAAGCCTATCGAGCTAAGGCCAGTGCGAAGAGGGCGGTGGATCGGGAGTGGAAGAAGTTGCAGGCTGCAAGTTGATTCTATCCGAAATCGGCTCAACTCCAATCGTGATGCCAGTACTAACTCAGGTGATTTTTTAAGTTTTGTAATGTGTGGCCGATAAAGATATGAATTTATCGCTAAGGTAACGACATGTTAAAGCCGATTACCTGTTTACTGATAATCTATTTTCTAATTCCAGTGTTGAGCGGTGTTTATAATCACTACAATGATATGGATAATTTTCGTAAGCTGGCGCGGCAGACAAAAAGATCCGCCATCTATTTGAAATCTGCCACAGTAGAAGATTTAATCTGCTGCGTGATATGGTCAAGCTCTTTTCTGCTGTATGGACTAACCGCCCTTATGTATTTGGGAGTCGATACCGTAAAGCCCCTCGGAACGGCTCTTTTAGGTATTGTCACAGTAACCCCTATTGCTCTTCTGGCAGTAAAATTTGACTTGGTGTCATTGATAAAGAAACATTACCCTTGGCTTAAGTGGGCTGCCAGTATCATGGCAATAGCCGTAACAATCATCGCGAGTATCTATGCTGATGCGATCGTCGTTGAGACGACACACACTCGGGCAGAAAATTTGCCGGCTGCACAGCGTCTGCTAACTGGAGTGGGCGCGTTGTTTATTTACTATTATATATTGGTAATAATCTGCACTGTGGTGTACATTGCCCAAGTCATTAACGTTGTGGTAAGAACCAACGTGGGCAAGGCGCTGGAAAACCACACACGAGCCGTGAGGATTGTTTTTCGCCGCTTCCCATCCCGAATGCCGCATCGTCCGGTGAAGTTATTGAACGAATATGCCTTGGCGATAGGCTTGGCTTTTCTTGTCCTCGGGTCTCTGAATTTTGTAGAGATTTTTTTTGGTAAGGATAAGTTAACGAAAACGGCTCAAGGGCTAATAGTTTTTTCTTCATTCCATACCAACGGTGAAGAATGCGGATTAGAGAAAAAAGAAGGCGTTTCGGTCTCATTACTACCATTTGGGAAAATAATAGTCGCGACGCTTTTAAAAGACGGAAAATATGACTTCAAGCCTGGTGTTTGCGGGAAGGGCTAACCTCGCACGGCCCGAATGATTTACTCACTCAAATGCTTCAACAAACTGTCGCGGACCATCTCCAGATCCGCGGCACTAAACCCCAGCTGTTCCCGCTTCGAATATCGGACATCAGGCGCACCGTTTTCAGGGCGGTCTTTTAAGCCGTACTGGTGCACCCTTGCGATACGAGCAATTCGTCCAGTAAACCCAACCGTAATGGCGTTCGCATCGCCCTTGGCCTTCAGGTACCGGGCAGTGCGCAGCTTTTTAAACATCTTCGCTTTGTGCTTAATACGCCCCTGTTTACCCCGCAAATTGCGCTGTTTTCGTGGCGCAAACTTGCTGCCTGATGGCGTGCGCTGGGCGGTGATGCGTTGCTGCTGGCTGCGCCTTAGCTGTTGGGCGATGGAGCGGGCCAGGTTGCTGCGGGCGGCGGGCTCAAGTTTGTTGAGCAGGACACCGACCCAGTCTTCCAGCGCTTCTAGATCACTCATGACGTGGTGGCTTTGGATGCGGCGTGGTCAACGCCATTGCGTCGCCTGCTTGCGGTGGCTGCCACTCGGCTAGTAGTTCGCCCTGGGCGAAGACTTGTACCAGTCCAGTTTCTTGGTAGGCGGTGTATTGCGGTTCTGCGGCGTGGCGCACGTCGTAGGTACCGTCAGGCTGTAGCTTGACGATAACGCGCTCGGTGAGCGGCAGTGTGAGGCTCAGGTCTACTTTGCTGTTGTTGAGGACGTCTGCCTCAAAGCGGATGCCGGTGGCTGACTTTTCAAGGTTGGCCAACAGTTCAGATTGGTTGACGCGCACCCAGCCCAGTAGCGGCAGCATGACGCTGTCGGGGTGGCCGGCAAAGTCGGTGAGGATGATTTGCAGGTCGTAGGTGTATTCGAATGACAGGCTGGTGGCTGCGGTGCACCGGATGTTGCCGTTGTCGATAAAGATCAGCAGGCGGTCGGGGTCGTGTTGGAGTTCGCGTACGGCGGCCAGAAGATGGGTGCGGAGGCTGTCGGGTTTGTTCATTGGGTGACCTGCTGTTGCCGATAGACCATGTCGACTTGCGCTGCACATTCGGACCACGCCGATTCAACTCGCTCCTGGTCAGTGAGCAGCGCGCCGTTATGGGTTGGGTTCGTCGCCGGCAGGTTGCATGGCACTACGGCTGGACAGCCACTGACGATAAGCGTCGGCGCCGGTGAAGGCGGGGCGCTCGCGCAGCCAGCGAGCAGCAGCAGGCAGAGGCTGTAGAGCCCATAGATGGAGTTCGGCGTTTTCACGTTTTAATACCTCTATTTGTTTTTCGCGTAGGGCCAGGCCTCTGCGCAGTTGGTCGTGTTGTTGGCGCAATAGGGTCTGGGCGCTGCGTTCCTGGTTAAGCGTGGTTTGCAGGGTGTTCGACGTGGCCAGGTTGCGGCCGGCATCGGCACGGGCGCTGATGGCCTCGTTTTCTGCTGCAAGCGATACGCCTTCGGCCACTTTGATCCGCTGGCCTTGGCCCCACAGCAGCAGTGCCAGTGAACCGAGCAGTGCAACGCCGTACAAGACTTGCCGCAGGGTGGTCATGCCCGGTACCAGCCCGCGTCGTTCATGGCGCCGATGTCGAGTTGATCGAGCGGCCCCCTCGCGACGATGACCTTGGCATTGGGCATGACGTAGCGCAGTGCTTCGATCAGGTCATGCATGCCCTGTTCTTCGGTTTCGGCGGGCACAATCAACAAATCGCCATCCTGAACCTTGAGTTTTCGCACTCGGTCGAGATCAATCATGCGGCTTGCTCCGAATCGCCGAGATAGCCCGCATGGCGCTCGAAAGCGCGCTGCAGCTTGCTGTCATAGGCATTACGTTGGTAGTTCGGCCCGTTGTATTGTTTCGCGAAGTCGGCCCATCGGCGCAGCTTCAACGCCTTGTGCAGCGCGGGGTCTGTTTCGATAAAGCGCACGAAGGCCTCGAGCTGCAGCATTTCGTTGGTGTGCATGGCGGTGGCGAAGGTTTGGACGTTGGGATAGCCCAGACGCGGCCAGTGGAGACCCATGATCTGGAACACGCCCCATGAGGTGGATTCCAGAGCGGCGGTGTCGTCAAGCAAGCGGGCGGTGCTGAGCCGTTGGTGTTCTGCCGTTCCGCCTGCGTAACCGCCTGGTGTTTTGTTGATAAGGGCAGGGTTGAGGGCGGCGAGCTGGTCGGCGTGGCGCTGGAGTTCGTCGGCGTCGTCTGTTTCCAGCCGGGGAGTTGCTAGCTGGCGGTACATGATGTGCCGCTCAAAAAGTATTACCGGTTTGCCGTTGGCGAGAAAACCCAGCCCGTTGGACTCGACTTCGTTGACCGCGTAGAGGCTGGCCAGCGATACGTTGAGGCGTAGCGCGGCGTTGACCAGGTCAGCGTGTTTCAGCAGTTGATCACTGGGTATCCCTGAAAGGCTGGCAAAGGTTTTTGGCCCGGCGATACCATCGCTGACCAAGCCGACGCTCAGCTGATAGACGCGGACAGCAATCTCGGTGATGTCGCCATAGTCGGCGTCTACGTTGAGGTCGGCGCCGTTGGCGTTGAGTTGTTTTTGTAGGTTGCGCACGGCTTGTGAGCGGTCGCCGTGACGGAGTGTGGCGGTCATAGGTCTAGCCTCAACAGGGCGGCGACGTTGCCGCGTGAACGAAAGATCAGGATGCAGAGCAGTACGGTGCTGACGCCGTGCCAAAGACTGACTGGCGATTTGGAAAGGAGGATGTCGAGCGCCGATAAGCACAGGGCGGCGCCGAGCAGGCTGGCGGACAGTGAAACGCCCCAGCGAAAGCGTGATGCGCCCCTGCAGTAGCAGGCCAGCCGCAAAGCGCTGAGGAGGTAGGCCGTTGCGGTGATCAACGCCACGGCTAAGTTGAGGGTGGACATGTCAGCTACCCCCTCTGATGCGACGAAGGATTTCCCACAGGCTGGTTTTTTCGATCCAGATCATGGCTTTGATACTGATGGGAATGATGAGCAGAGCGCAGGCGAACGCGGCGCCGCCGCTGGTGAGGACGGGCATGAGGTCCAACGCCATGGGCGCGAACAGGTAGCCGACGCCTGCAGACAGCAGGAGTGAGCCGAGGCGTTGCCAGACCTTGAGGTTTTGCTTGGTGCTGGCTACCAGCCAAGCGCCAAGGACGGCGCCGAATAGCGCTTCGCCGTCGACGATTGGAACACCTGCGAGGCCGAGTCCTACGAGTAGGCCGCTGAGTGTGCTGGAGGTTGGGTCAGCCATGGGTGGAGGCTCCGGGGAGGCGGTTGTTCAGTCCCATAGGTTCACCATCTGCCGTTGGGGTGCGACGACGTGGGCATCTGGCAGGTTGATGGTCAGGCCTTGAGGCAAGATCGGCCCGTGATCGGCTAGCCCCAGGTTGGCGTCGAGCACTGTTTCGGTTACGCCTGCGGTGCGTCCGTAATGGCGCCAGCACAGGGCGTCGACGGTGTCGTGTTGTTGGGTGCGTACGCTGGTTAGCATCAGATCAACTCCACGGTGGTGCGATTGCACCCGAGCAAGTCACGTATGGCCCAGCGTTGGTCGCGGCGGTATTCGTCGATGCTGGGGGTGAGTTCGTCCACGTTCTGGTGGCCGGCGTTGGTGCTGTCGTAGGAGCGGTAGCGCTCGGTGATCTCGGCGCCGGTGGCGGCTTGAATCGCGCGTAGGTAGAGATGCGCCAGGATCGATACGTCGTTGACTTGTTCGCTGGGCACTTCAACCAAGGTGGCGTGTCCTGCGGCTTGCTGACTGCTGCGCCATGCGGCGAGTTCGCGATTTACGGTGATGGCGCCGTTTATGGTTGCTGTTTCTAGCCGCGGCTGGCTGACACTGGAATCGATGCGCAGCGTTTTACGCAGATCGTCGAGGTCGATGGAAGGCCAGAAAGGGTCGGTGTTGATGTGGCCGCCAGCGGTGGGGCCACCTGCTACGAATCCGCTCATGGGGTTGCGCTCCGTCAATAGGTCGCCGGTGGTCGGGGGTTCACGTTGTGGCGTAACGGCCAAGCCGATCCGCCCCGAGCCGGCGGGGTGCGTGGGGACGCTCGGTTAACCGCCGGTCTCGGCAGTGTGTTTTTTCAGAAGGCGTTCTGCGCCCTCCAGGTCTTTTTTGCCGCCGCAACTGTCGTGCAGGTCGATGGCGCGCTTGAGCAAGTCGATGCCGGCTTGCGACTGACCCGCTTGGCCGCGAATGTCGGCGGTGATGCCGTGTAATGTGGCGCGACCGCTGGCGAGGTACAGCTTGGCGCGAGCTTGGTCAGGCATATCGTGGTCGTCGGTCAATTCAACGGTGCGGTAGAGAATGTCGCGACTGAAAGTGCCTCCGGTCTTTTGTGCTTTAAGGGCCGCGATGGCGATTTCTTCAGCGACCAGGCACCCGGTGGTGCGTTCGAAGCGATCAGGCATGATCAGTTTGTGTTTGAGAACGTACGTGGCGATGTCTAGTGCGCCGCTGTAGTCCGCAGCATCAATCCGCCAGACCATGACGGTGGTCAGCACTTCATCCTGAGCACCATTGCCCGCACCAAGCACGCCTTCGATATAGGGGATGTATTCAGGCAGCAGCACCAGTTTGAGTTCGGCCTTGCCGGTGTTGGACTGGATCTGCTTTAGGCGTAATCGGTCCTGCAGCAACTGGTTGAGTTGATGCTCGTAGGCGGTGGCGCCTTGCATGGATTGCTGGGGCGCGGTTTTGGCTGACTCCATGGCGGCGCGAGCGCGGCGTTGGTGGGCCTGGGCGAGGCTGAGTGCCATGACTTACTCCTCGCCGCCTTCCGCTGGTGGCTCTTCAGGCGCTTCAACGGCTTTGATGTTCTCCAGCAGGCAGCCAAGGCCGTAGTCCTCGACGACGTAGGCGTCGTTGGAAGACTCAAAGTTGCTGATGCGGTTCCAGTCAGGTTCTTCTTTGAGGTAGCGGCGGCGAGCGCCGATCTGCCAGTAAATCGACAGGTTGGCGAAGGTGGTGATCATCAGCGCGCCTTCGGGAATGTAGGGCACTTCGTACAACGGCAGGCCGCCAACACGGCGCTGAGAGATGATCAGGTCGCTGGCCAACGCGTCTGTGGAGTCTTGGTCTTTGTTGACCAGGGCGAGAAATTTGTCGTGCACCAGTTCGCGCCCGGTCAGGACGATGAGCCCCGGATTGCGCCGGTACCAAGGGTCGAGCAGTTGGATGGCGTCATAGACCAGGGCGTCGATGTTTTTGAAGTCACCGGCTTTGCCGATGCTGATTTGGCCTGGAGTGCCGCCTTCGCTCATGACGCGGTCGGGGGCATGGGTACGGTATTGCTGGAACCAGCCGATGTTGACGTCTTCGAGCAGGGGGTTGGCGGTGCGATCAGTTTGCACAGCGGCTTTGGTGCCGTAAAAGCCGATTTGAATGCGGTCGAGGGCCTGGCGCTGGGCAATGGCGGACGACAGGCGGGTCTGGAAGTCTTTGAACTTCGCCCAGGCGTCGAGCTGCCGGTAGGTGACAAAGGTGTCGAAGTCGGTTTTTTCAGCTTTGTACTTGTCGCTGGACAGGGTGCCGATGCTGCGTGGCTCACGGGCTTTTTGTGAGGTGTCGGTGCGCCCGGCAACGGTGCTGCCGATGCCAAGGCCGACTTTTTCGCCTTCTTGTTCATCAACGCCGATGACGTTGATTTTGCCCAGAAACTCACTGGATTCCTGAATGCGGGTTTCTAGTTTTTGTTGAATGGTGGGGTCGACGTTGAACGTTGCGGTGGCGGTTTCGACGCCGTTGAGTCGGGCGACTTGGTGGGTGTAACCGCTGTAAAGTTTTCGTGTGTCGTTGCGCATGGGTGTCTCCGGTAAGGCTGGCGGGGTTGGCCGTGGGTCAGAATTCAGTCAGGGCTTGGTTGCTGCCGCCGTGTACCTTCGGGCGCTGCTGTTGGTTGTGGTCTTGGGTAGTGCTGAGCCGTGTTTTGAGGTCGCTGAAGTCGCTGCTGAGCTGCTGCAGCTGCGTGCGTAATTGGTTGTTGGCTTTTTGCTCGGCGGCGAATTCGTCTGCCAGGTTTTTGCCGTGCTCGGCGATAGCTTCGACGGCTTGGCCTACGGCGAGGGATTCGCTGTCGTCGCGGTTCTGTTTGCCTTTGAGCAGGTCTTGAACCTTGCTGAACAGCTGGGCGCCGATGCTGGGTTTTTCTTCGTATTCTTCAAACACCAGGTCGGTTTCCGACGCTTCGGTGAATAGGTTGTCTGGCGATTGTTTGCGCGCTTTGAGCGGGCTGGCTTCGGGGTGCTGTGCGGAGAAAGCGAGCATTTCGGTGCCTAGGCTGGCCGGGGTATCGGTGACGCCCAGGCCCATGAGGTAGGCCTTGCCGGTGTCGGCGAACTTTTCACGGACTTCGATGCTGGTGAAGATTTTTTGTTTGAGGGTGTTGACCATGTTGATCAGGTCGGCGGTGGGTTCGATCTGGGCGAACAAGGCGCGGACGGTTTTGCCGTCGATTTCGATGTCTTCTGCTTTGACGGCCAGTACGTCGCCGTATGCGCGAAATGGCGAGTCGGGCAGGGTGCCGCGAATGTGTTCCATCCAGATGCGGGCGCCGTATTTGCTGCGGTCGTAGCTGGCGGCCATTTGGTCGATCCAGTCGCGCTCGATGCGGCGGCCGTCGGTGGTCGCACCTTCGACGGCTACGCGGAAAAACTTGCTGCGAAACTTCTTCATGCGGGTTCCTCAATGCGTTGGCGCGATGTGCGTTGCAATGAGGGCTATGGTCGTGTCGCGCGCGTGACGCGGCAACGCAGCAGAGTTGTAGCGCCGGGGCTTACACAGGGCGGAGCTATTGAGTAGCACGCATGGGCGGCAGCATCGCCGCCATGAAGAACACAGAGTTGTTACCCCTCGACCCCCGGCGCCAGGCCAAGTTTTTGTACTGGACGGGCTGGCGTGTCTGCGAGATCGCGGAAGCGACGGGGGAGAAAGAAAAAACGCTGCACAGTTGGAAGGCCCGAGACGAATGGGATCGCGCGGACAGTGTTGAGCGGATAGGCGGGGCGCTGGAAGCGCGCCTGGTGCAATTGATTTTGAAGGATGGGAAGAGCAGCGGCGACTTCAAGGAGATCGACCTGTTGCACCGTCAGCTTGAGCGGCAGGCGCGGATTCAGCGGTACCAGGAGGGCGGTACCGAGACAGACCTGAACCCGAAGTTGGCCAAGCGCAACGAAGGGCCGAAGAAGAAGGCCGCGAAAAACGATATCAGCGAAGAGCAGGTCGAGCAGCTACGCGAGGCCTTTGTTGATGGCTGTTTCGATTATCAAAAAGACTGGTACCGGGCGGGTAATCAGCGCACCAGGGTAATCCTGAAAAGCCGGCAGATTGGGGCCACGTATTACTTTGCCCGTGAGGCGTTTATCGATGCGCTGGATACGGGCCGTAATCAGATATTCCTGTCTGCGTCGAAGAACCAAGCCTATTTGTTTCGGGGCTACATTTTGGCGTTTGCCCGTGAGGTGATTGGGGTTGAGCTGACCGGTGACCCAATTGTTTTGCCCAATGGCGCTGAGCTGTATTTCTTGGGCACTAACGCACGCACCGCACAGGGCTATCACGGCAACTTTTACTTTGATGAGTTTTTTTGGACGTTCAAGTTTGAGGAGTTGAACAAGGTTGCTTCGGGCATGGCGATGCACAAGAAGTGGCGTAAAACCTACTTTTCGACGCCATCAAGCATGGCCCATGAGGCGTACACGTTTTGGACCGGGGAGCGCTTCAACAAGGGCAAGCCGGCAGCGATGCACACCAAGGTGGATGTGTCGCACGGTGCGCTGCAGCAAGGTCGGTTTTGTGAGGATCGGTTGTGGCGCCAGATCGTCACGATTCTGGACGCGGAGCAGGGCGGTTGTAGCCTGTTCGATATTGAAGAGCTGCGCCGGGAGTACAGCCCTGAGGCGTTTGCCAACCTGTTGATGTGCGACTTTGTTGACGACGGCGCAAGCATTTTTCCGTTGTCGGTGCTGCAGCCTTGCATGGTCGACAGTTGGGTGGAGTGGTCTGAGGACTATAAGCCGTTTGCCATGCGCCCGTTCGGTGACCGTCAGGTATGGGTCGGTTATGACCCGGCCGAGACCGGCGATTGTTCCGGGTTGGTGGTGGTCGCGCCGCCGCTGGTGCCCGGTGGCAAGTTTCGGGTGTTGGAGCGGCATCAGTTTCGCGGGATGGATTTTGCGTCGCAGGCGGCTGCGATCAAGGCGGTGTGCGGGCGTTATTGGGTGACCTACATCGGGATTGACGTTACTGGGCTGGGTAGCGGCGTGGCGCAGCTGGTGCGGCAGTTTTTCCCCAACGTGACGACGTTCAGTTATTCGCCTGAGGTGAAGACACGGCTGGTGTTGAAGGCTTACGACGTGATCCATAAGGGCCGTCTGGAGTTCGACGCCGGCTGGACTGATATGGCCCAGTCGCTGATGGCGATTCGCAAGACAGTGACCGCTGGCGGTCGCCAATTCACTTACACCGCAGGGCGCAGCGAGACCACCGGCCACGCCGATCTGGCATGGGCGCTTTTTCATGCATTGCATAACGAACCGCTTGAGGGGCAGACGGCTGCCAATACCGGGCGGATGGAGATTTTTTAGATGAGTGATGTAATGGTTTCTGATGCTGTAGTCCCTGCTGAATTGGCTTCTCCTGGTATGGAGGTGTTCAGCTTTGGCGAGCCGGCGCCGGTACTGAGCGGCGGTGCGATGTTTGATTATCTGGAGAGCTGGTTTAACGGGCGTTGGTATGAGCCGCCGTTGTCGCTGGATGGGCTGGCGCGGTCGATCCGGTCGAGCGTGCATCTGCATTCTGGGTTGATGTTCAAGCGCAACATGTTGAGCAAGTCGTTTATTCCGCATCCGTTGTTGTCCAGGGCGGCGTTTGAGCAGTTCGCGTTGGATTTTCTTTGCCTGGGGAATGGGTATCTAGAATTACGGCGTTCGGTTTTGGGGACTGCGCGGGAGTTGGTGCCGCCGCTGGCGAAGTACATGCGACCTGGTATTGATGGGCGTTATTTTTTGGCGCAAGGGTGGAAGGAAGAGCATGAGTTTGAGCAGGGGAGCATCTTTCATCTGCGTGAGGCGGATCTGCACCAGGAGATTTATGGGTTGCCAGAGTGGATTAGTGCGCTGCAGTCGGCGCTGTTGAACGAGTCGGCTACGTTGTTTCGGCGTAAGTATTATGAGAATGGGAGTCATGCTGGGTTTATTTTATATATGACTGATGCGGCGCAGAATGAGGCTGATGTGGATGCTTTGCGCAAGGCGTTGAAGGATGCCAAGGGGCCGGGGAATTTTCGGAATTTGTTTGTGTACTCACCGAATGGGAAAAAGGATGGGCTGCAGATTATTCCGGTGAGTGAGGTGACGGCGAAGGATGAGTTTAATTCGATAAAGAATCAAACGCGGGATGATGTGTTGGCTAGTTTGCGGATACCGCCGCAGTTGATGGGGATTGTTCCGCAGAACGCTGGGGGGTTTGGGTCTATAAGGGAGGCTACTGAGGTTTGGGTGGAGAATGAGTTGGGGCCGATTCAGGGGCGGATGGGGATGGTTAATGAGTGGGTTGGGGAGGGGGTTGTTAGGTTTGAAATGTAATATTAATACACCGTTACTGGACAATCAGTAACGGGGCTATCTCTTTGCTCTATACTGTGTCAAGTGCGATTTTTTTAGACTCGTTGTGAAGCTCTTCAAACATGGAGCTCCATAGGTCCAAATGATTTAGCCCCGATCTTAATGCTTGGTATAATTCGCTGTCATGAAGTATAGTCGATGTTACAGCTGCGTATGATGCTGTTGGTTGACATTCCAGTAATAGTTGTTTTGTGAGATTTAATATTATATTTTTCGTGCGCGTACTTCTAGTTTCAGTAAATTTTTGAAGGCTTTCATTAGCGTTGTCTATCGCCTGATGAATTATCTCGCCCAAATCGAATCTTACTTGTATGGCCCTGTCTAGCTGGTTTAGATTGATTACGTCGATGGTGTTCTTGGCTATTTCGGTTTTTGGTTGAAATCGGTAATGTTTAAGTTTGAAATGAAAAATCGGATTTGTTTTATAGGGATTTACAATAGGTTCGAGCATGACGTCGTGGCAGCCTTTGAAACCATTGCACCTCTTGCAGGACGGGAGAAGGTTATCCCAGGCTACGACATGCTCCGGATATCTGTTTTTATCAAAAAAGTGCTCAACTTCCATATACTTACTTTCAGACGTCAAATTGCACTCGCAGTAGGCACATTTACTATTGCTCGTAGTCAACAAGGCAAGCTTAAGTTCTTCGATGTTCCAGACGTTTTTTTGGGTGGTCGCAAACTCGTCCGTAAGCCTTGTTGCGTCGAAAGGTCGAAGACACAATGGCGAAAAATTGCGTTCAAGCTTGATCATGATCTTCCCCCATAATTGATGCAAGTTGGAGTCGAAACAATTTTCTCGCCTGGTTGCCGGGATGGAGAGACTCATCAAGCTCTTTGAAGTACAAACATGCAGTAACATAATCTTCTGCATCAATAGATTGTCCAAATCTATAAATTAAATTATTGAAATATGCTGAGCGAGTATCATTCATCCCCATTAGATCTGTCAGTACCTCGTCGAGCGTCCATCCTTTAAATCCATTAGATGTGTTAGGTATCACTCTTCTTGTGGTTTGACCATTGATCTGTTCTAAGGCAATGATTTGATCCTGATCAGCCGACTGGACAATGTGGGGGCTATGAGTGGTTACAATGAACTGCGCGTTAGGAAATGTTGTTGTTAATATGGCTGATATATTAGATTGCCATTCGGGGTGAAGGTGGATTTCTAATTCATCAATTAGTATTATTCCTTCGAAGTCTCTGGCTGTAATGTTGGGGTTTATAAAGCGAAGCTCTATTTCTTTAATTATTCCAAACAATATCGATATACATGATTTAAACCCAGAAGAAAGATATTCATAGTGAATTTCGCCGCTGGGGGTATTTATCATTATATCGTTGCTGCTGCCATCCACTCTTGAAAAAGTAAAGTTGGGATTTAACGCAGAAAAGCAGTCCTTGGCTAGTTTAAAGTTTTCGAGTTGCTGGGATGTAAGAGAGTTTTCATGTATTGAGTATAAAAAGCGAAATACAAACCAGTTTTTAATGTCGTGAGTTGTTATCCCACCTCTACTGTCAAGCCAGTTAGATTGCTCTGTTCGCAAGGCGTCCCGAGTGACAGACTGGAGAGGAACGTAGCTGAAAGTTCTGTTGGTTTTTGAATATAAAACGTATTTAACATGGCTAATTTCAGGCCAATGATGCTCTTGAGAACTAGGCTTGAATTCGGTTGTAGTGAAAGATTTTTCGTACTGAATATTGTCGTGAATTACTGTGCTTTGTATTGTTCCAGATGGAAATGAAATATGTCGCTTTATGGATGTGTTAAGTCCGTAGGCGAACATCTGTTCGACTGAGTCAAGTATTGTAGATTTACCCACTCCGTTAGGGCCGCAGATGATATTCATGCTAGCGTTAAATGTTAGTTCTAAGCTCTGAATCCCACCTATTGCATGGATATTTATTGTTTCTACCTTCACTGTTTGGCATCCTTTCTCAATTAGGGTATGGTGCTGATAGAGCTAGTTTCGAAGCAGCAACTTTTTGTCTCGGTCTATGAGTCGCATTGAATATCTGGCGAACTGCCGGGCTTGACTGGTCTAAAGTTCTTCTTCTTGGTGAGTTGATCAATTTTTACTTGTAATGTCCAGGAGCTCAATTTGTGTTGTGTTTCCTCCATCTCAGTCATGTGTTTCCAGTAGTCTCGGTGATGGGCTTTGTTTGGAGATTCGATGATGTCTTCCATGATTAAAGAAAAGCTTGTTAAAGCGTGTTTTCTTTTGTAAAGCTCCACAATGCTATGTTTCTTTATTTCTAAAGTTATTGCATTGTTTACGGCGTCATTTTTTCTATTTAACGCCACTGACCATTGGCCGTGGGCTAGTTTGTTGCGAATTAGGCTAGGATCAAATATATAAGTATCAATTAGTCTTGTGAGTCTAAGTCTGACGTTGTGCTTGTGTCCACTTTTCGAACCATCAATATGCCGAATAGACAGTTCTGCGCACTTCAGCCAGCCATATTTTACGCCATCGTTGTTTGCGGCTTTTTTCACTTGAACTATTTCATCGAGCGTAAGTCCGTATGGCGTATGGATAAGTTTTGAGAATATAGATTCAGCTAAAGCACAATATATCAGCGTTAATGATTTTGTGGTGATCTCTACCGCTTTGTTCTGCTTGGTTATTAAAAGCGAATTAATCTGCTTGTTTGTATGGCTCCAAGCAAGTTCAAGCTCTCGCACGTTGGTTGTTTGCGCCTTGTAGACTGCGAGCCTTTGCGATTGGTCCAT